GTGAAGCCCCTCAAAAATGGACTCGTAGCTCAGCTGGATAGAGCATCTGCCTTCTAAGCAGACGGTCACAGGTTCGAATCCTGTCGGGTTCACGAGTATTGGAAGATTGGCAGAGTGGTCGAATGCACTGGTCTTGAAAACCAGCGTACCGCAAGGTACCGTAGGTTCGAATCCTACATCTTCCGCTTATGTCTCGTGGTGTAATTGGCAACACTACTGGTTTTGGTCCAGTCATTTTAGGTTCGAGTCCTAACGAGATAACTTTTCGCAGTCAAGTGTGTACAGTTGAGATGCAAGAGGGGGCTTTCGCCCCCTCATTTTATTCTAAGTTGTTATTTTTTAGAATTCATCTATTGGGAATTGATCCCAAGTCGTAGACGAATGCGTAATAGCACTACCTGTTCTAGTTAATAACCAAGCATGTGGGTAATCAATTGAGGCTGAGGTGATATATACCCTAGTATAACACATTTCGGGATTGTCATCTCCTGTAATTAATTGATCCCAAGTTGAAATAATACTACCAGTTAAAGAATCCAGGTAATCTTTACTATCCCATTCCATATCAGTCCTTTTTAGATCATCAATAGTATAATCATAATTTTTATCCATTGTATAACTTCCCGAAATCCCATGTGCTAAAAAACTACATAAAGTTGAATCTTCGGGGTTAAGGTTAACCATATACTCTAGATTTAGTCTAGTATATTCTCCTTTAGTTATATCTATGCTTGAAGTTACAAATGCACCTACAAGTCCAGTATTAGATTCGATTTTAGTTTTTACTTCTTGAATTGTCATTTTATTTTATTTTATTTTAAATATTAGAATGGGCTTTGAGAGAATGTAATTGCAACAGCATTTTTTGTTTCTCCGGTTGTGGTATTCCACAAAAATCCCCATTGGTTGCCCGAATGTTGACTATTTCCTGGGGTTGGGAAACCAACCCACCAGACATTTCCATTTGTTAGGATATAAGGTTTTGGAAAATTGTTAGCAGATAAAGTAAAAGTTGCAGATAAAGTTCCTGTTCTAATTCTTATATATACAGGGTTTCCTGCTTGGTTATAAGAATTAACAGTTTGCATAAAATTATCCCAATTATTTCTATCTATATCTTCACTATCAATCGAAAAGGATGCCATTGTAGCCCCAACACCATCTGAAAAAGTAGTGTTAGTAGCATATGAGTCATTAAATTTACAAAGGTTATCTGTATTTCCTGGGTATAAAGGGTGGGGACCTAACACATACCATCTTCCTTCACTCCCCCAAGTGGGTTCATCCCGAAAGGCAGTATCAAAATAAATCCCAGTAGTTGCTATTCTATTCCCTTGATCATAAACATTCCCCCCAGGATCTGCGGCGTTTAATCCACTCCAGTTGGGTTTATAATCTAATGATGTCATACCAAAACTTAGACGTCTACTATTACTAGCTGTGTATCTCCCACCTAACCACGGCATCCAAATGGGTCCAGCTTCTCCTCTTAGGTATAAATCTTTAGCATATTGTCTGCTATCTGTATCGTGGTCACTTCTAGCAATTGCTACATTTCTACCGGTAAAACTACCACCATCCCATGTTACTAGTGATAAATTTGTAATATCATAGTACCCATATAAAAAACGAACTGTATCAGTATTAACAGCTGTTGAAATAACAATAACAAAATACCTTCTTTCCTCAAAATCATTTGTCCCTCCAGGAACAAAAGCTTCACCATTTTTAGTGATAGATGTTACCTGAGTAGCTGATAGGGGGGAAATTGAAAATCTATCAGTCAAACTACTATCATTATATTGGTAAGTAGCACTAGGCCTTCCAGTTGTGGTAAAAGTACCATATCCGAATCCAACAATTTGTAACCTTAAATCTCCATTAACATCTGAAGTAGCTACTAAAAACTCAGAAATTAAATTAGCTGCTCCTGCATTTTTTAATAGAGCCATTCTAGATACTTTAAAAGTATTTGATGAATCTGCAACTGTAAAAGTACTCCCTACTTGAGATATACCTGAACTAAATTCGTGACAAGCTATTTTAACATATCTATTTCCACTCCCATTATTATTTTCAGTCCAAACACTAAAAACATTCTTTTGAGAAGAACCATAAGCATCCCTAGTAGAAACTATATCACCCGATGTAAATTTTGAGGTTGAAGTAGTTAAAGAAGTACGAGTAGAGGAAATTGTTCCTCCTGTAGTGGTTACTCTAAGTAAATCTCTACCAGCAGCACCTCTAGCTACTACAATACCAATTAGGTCATCATCTACATAAGTTGAACCTTGAACTGAGCAGTTATTACCAAATTGGGTTGATAAGTTTGCTGTGGCTGAACTAGCGGCTGTAACTGATGAAGTACTAATATTTAAGTTATATAACCCTGCTTTAACATTTCCTGTAGATGAAGTCCTTCTTCCAAAAGTTATAAAAGATCTGATGTTGGTTCCTAGGGTTGTACCATAATTTTCACGGGTTGGACTTATACATTGAATATCATTCATATCACTTACGTGATTAATAATTATTCTATTAGTAACAGCATAAGAACTATATCTACCCCCATTTGGGTTTGCTCTAACTAAATAAACTTTTCTAGTAGAGGTATCAGTACCTAATTTAGCCCCCCACACCCACATAGGCTGATCTTTAAATAATTCAGTCCCATGATAACTAGTACTCACCCAATCAGCAGTAGTTGAGGTTTGAATGTCAAACTTATCCATATCGGGTTGTTCTAAGTTTGCAGTATAATCCCATTGAGCTAATCTAGATAAGCGAATATTTGTTTGGTTACCACTAACATTTCCATCTCTATTACCTACAAATCCTGAATTAGTGTTGTTAACTTGAACAGCATATACCCCAGAAGCACCATCAAGGTCACCAACATTAGCTATAGCATACCTCATATTTCCTAAAGATCCACTTGACATAGTACCATCACCTGGATCTATACTATTCCCAGCTGTTTTTTGTAATTCTGCTAGAGAAACATAAGACATATTGGGGGCTGGGGGAAGGGAGGTATTATCAGCATACGTTTGTTCAGTTGAAGCCCATTGGGCAACATCACCAGCTAACCTAATAGTATTATAAGGTACGGATTTTTTAAATGTTGTTGCGTTTGCCATTTATTTGCGCATTTTTATGTGATTATAAATACTAAATGAATTTGGAGATACTCAAAATAATTAATATATTTATAAACGATGGATTTTATATCATTCATAGAATACGCTAAAGTAGCATACCACTTATATTTAACCAAAACTCTTACAGAATACGAAATGGTAGAATATTTGTGGGATGCCGAGGCTGATGTTATTACCTACTCAGTAGATGAATTAGTAATGAATTATTCAGAACAGGGTGATGTGTTATCTTCTTGTATTACAATCACCCCAGATTTAGAGGTAAGTGTTGAAACAAACCTAGATTTTTAATGTTAGATCCTAATAGAATATTTGGTTTATTTGATGCTCTTAACAGCAACACCAACCTCATCGAGGATGGTGAAGGATATATTGATATAAAAGATACCCCAGAATATAAAATAGGAATGTTCACCCGTATTATTATGGATCATATGCAATTCAATGATAGAGTTGTAGAATTTTTCTCTAAAGCAAGTAATGAACTTGAAAGGGAAGATATTGAAAATGCTGGGGAATTCGTTGTATATCACAGAGGATGGTTTTATATTAAAGGAATAGATGTAAAAAATAGAAGAGATTGGTATGCTCTAGAAAAAATGGCAAATCTTAAAACTCTTACTGCAATAGATCTGTCAATCAATTACTTTGAAGAAAGAGAAGAGTACGAAAAATGTGCTCACCTTTTAAAGCTTTCAAAAACCCTTGAAGAATTTTTATCTTAAAGTTGCCCCCCAGATTTTTCTTTAGTACATTTAGGGTACAGGAGTTAGGAAATAAGGGATGGGGAGACAGAGGTACCCCAAGGACCCGAAGGACCTAAAGGACCCTAAAACAATATTATGCGAAACAAACAATTATACATTAGAAGAATCGAGCGTATGGAAGGTGCCTTACGTGCGATTGAAGTCTCTTTAGGACAAAGGGATACTACATTACAATCTATTAGACAACGTCTAGAGACCGTTAATAACGAGCTAGATGAGTTAAAAGGAATGGTAGAAAGAGAAAATTAAAGTTATGAAATTAACAGCAGAACAAATCCAAGCAAATTGGGGAGAATTTATTTCCAATATTGAAACCCATATCACTGGGGAACGTCAACAAAAGCTTATTGATTTTTATAACAAATATCAAGAGCGAGTGATGCTTATGCCCGCCGCCCATAAAAAAGAGTATCACAATGCTTTTCCTGGAGGTTATGTTGAGCATGTAAATCGTGTAGTACGTTGTGCTTTAAAACAGGCTAAATTGTGGGAAGAAGAAGGATGTGACATGACTACATTCACAACCGAAGAACTTGTATTTGCTGCTATTAACCATGACCTGGGTAAGATGGGAGATGAAAATCATGAATCTTATATCCCCCAGGACGATAAATGGAGAAGAGAGAAGCTCGGTGAGGAATACAAATTCAACACCCAACTCGCTTTCGCATCAGTCCCAGACCGAGGTTTATTTATGTTACAATCTCATGGAATCCAGTATTCATTTAATGAGATGCTAGCAATTCAAACTCACGATGGCTTGTATGATGACGCAAATAAAAAATACTTATTCGCATTTATGCCAGAACAAAAGCCACGTACTTCTCTCCCATTTATCCTACACCAGGCCGATTTAATGGCTGCTCGTATTGAGTTTGAACGCGAATGGTTACCTAAGTTAAAAGGTAATTTGGAGGGGCAAAAAGACAATTTTACATTAAACGCAACTAAAAAGTCTAACCCCACTAAACAGCAAAAAGCCCTAGGATCAATTACAAGCCCAGGTCTTAAAAACATGCTTGATAACTTATGATTACCGCAATTATAATTTCACTTTCGGTTTTAGTCGTTACCCTAGGGTATACGACCTTTAACCTTCTTCGTAAAAACGAGAAAGCTGAAGATGTAATCAATTCATACCAGGTCTACATTAAAGATGTTTCAGAAACAATCGAATTCATAGATAATCGTCTTGAAGAAATCGATCAAAATGGAGCATTTAAAAGCGATGATGAGATAGGTTTTTTCTTTGAGCGTGTTAAAGTATTACACACTGCTCTCAAGTCCTTTAAAGTGGACTTATAAAATTAAATGGCTAAAAAAAGAAGACCTAAGAGTAAAAACTATTTTACTCATGACACAGAACTAGCTATCGTAAGATATAATAATGAACCTGATTCAGAGGTTCGTTCTAAGATTTATGAGAATGAAATTCACTATCCGTTCTTCAAACTAACGGAAAACATCATCCATACCTTTAAATTTTATTATACTGAAGTAGATGAAATTGAACATCTACAACATGAGGTAATTACATTCTTATTATCTAAAATGCATTTATTTGACCCATCTAAGGGGGCAAAAGCTTATTCTTATTTTGGTACTATTTGTAAAAACTATCTTATTGTCTCTAATACTAAAAATTATAAAAAAAGGATAGATAAAGCGGATGTAGTTGAGGCAGCAGAAAATGAAAAATTCTCTTACCATATAGATGACAACCCAGATAAGGATGAATTGAGTGAATTTATAGATTTATTTGTAGAATATGTTGAAGAACGTATTTATGAATTATTTCCAAAGAAAAACGATGCTGAGGTAGCAGATGCTATTCTTGAAATTTTCCGTAAACGATCTGATATAGATGTATTTAATAAAAAAGCACTTTACATTTATATTCGTGAGATGGTAGATGTTAAAACTCCTAAAATCACCAAAATAGCGAATCAATTATACGCTATATTTAAAGATAATTATATATTCTATCTAGATAATGGTTATGTAGAATTCGAATAGTGCATATTTATACTCGAATAATAATAATATAAGTATGAGCTCTTTAGATCAAGACATATTTGGAGGTAAAAAATTCTCGGGTTTACTAGAGGAAATTTACAATAACCAAAAGAAAAAAGAAGCCCAAATTTCTGCCCTTATCCAAGAATTAAAACCCCTTATCTCAGATATTGGTGATGCTACTTTAATCGTTCCTTTAATTAAGGAATATATGGACCTAGCTATTAAAAATGATGATGCCCTAATTAGAATGGCTACAATCATCCAACGTGCTATGGCTCGTAGTGGTAATAATGAAGATAGTTTTGGAATTTCTGATGAGGAAAAAGAACAACTTCTAAGCGAAATTAACAAGCTAAACGATAAGAAATAATGCCAGTTCTTAGTTCAGGACTTAACCAGTTTTTAAACCAGGGAAAAGTTGATAATTTAGCTCATGAAGCCAGGATTACGTCTTTAGAAAATCAAATTCTCCCTGGTAGAGTACTAACCATAAACCAAGAAGGAAATGGTTTAAGTGGGGTTATCTCTGTAGAAGTATTATCTAAATCCTCAGAAAATACTCCTAATTCTATTGAAGGGGTTTATCCTTTATTTCCTAACATACAAAATTATCCTTTAATAAATGAAACTGTTTTATTAATAAAATCTGTAGCTAATAATACTCAAGACAATTCAGTTTCTTCTACATATTATTATATTTCTACTATTAATATGTGGAATTCAACAGAAACAAATCCTTTACCCTATAATAATTCTTCTAATTTTAAACCTGGGGTTTATTTTGAAGAAAAAGGAACAATTAATCCCTTATATTCTTATGAAGGTGATATTCTAGTAGAAGGAAGATTTGGAAATAGTATTAGATTTGGAAATACTTTTCCATCAAATCTAACATCTCTCCCTAATAATTGGTCTACAACAGGTTCTTTAGGAGATCCTATTACTATTATTTCTAATGGCCTACACTCTGAATCTCCAAGTTTTAACTCTATTACAGAGGATATAAATTTAGATAAATCTTCAATTTATTTAACTTCAACACAACAATTACCTATTGAAGTTTCTTCTAAAAACGATTATTTATCCTATAATACAGCTCCTACAGCTCCAAACCAATATAGTGGAAACCAAGTAGTATTAAACTCTGGGAGATTATTATTTAACACCACCCAGGACCATATCTTATTATCTTCAGCTAAAAGTATTAATTTAAATACTGTAGAATCTGTTAATATAGACGCAGCAACTCAAACCGTAATACAGACACCGGAATTATATCTTGGTGGTATAGAAACGGCTCAACCCGTGGTTTTAGGCGATGATTTAGTGGGGTTACTAACTGATATTTTAAGTGATTTAGATACATTAACAAAGTCACTACAAAACCAAATTGGTGTACCTTCTGGTTCTCCTTTAGGACCTACTAATCTAATAGCACAGAGTATTAACACTAAGATTGGGGGGTATAAAACACGATTACAAAATTCTTTATCTCAAACAACCAAAACTGTATAATGGCTATTTCTCCAAAAAAAATACAAGAGATAAGAGCAAAAAGAGCTCAAATTAAAAAAGATAGAGAAGAACGTTTAGCTTTAGAGGCTACAGATACTGAAGCTTTATCTAACGCTGTTACTGAGGATCAAAAACCTCAAGGACAACAAAAACTAGGATCTTTAATTTTAAAACAAGGTCAAAAACTATCTAAGTTTATCGTTCCTTTAGCAACTAACTTACTAAGACAATACGCTGTAGATCAAGTAAGACAAGAAATAGAAGCACAAGAATTATCCCCTGAAGAATTAAAGGAAAAATTCTGTCCTTCTAATTTACAAGATATTATTCAAAAAAGGAATGACGCTGTAGAATATTTAAATAATATCGGAGATAGATTAGATTCATTATCTATTACAGTTAATTTTGGAGCAAATTTTGCTTCACTATTACAAGGTTTAATTACCATTATAAAAACAGCAAAAACTATATCCACTCAGGTATTAAGTTTTGTCCCTGTAGCCCCAGGTGCTGCCACCTCAGCTATTGATACTGCTGGTGATGTAGCTGATGGGTTAACATTTAATAAAGATGGAACACCTAGAATCCCACCTATTAAAATTACAGCCTCACAAGTATCCCCAGCAGTTGCTTCAACACAATCAACAATTTTAAGATGTGTTGATTTATTAGGTAGGTTAGACATATTAATCAATTTATGTAACCCCAATTCAAACCTAACCCCACTATCAGATTCTATTAAAAATATAGTAGCAAATGAGGCATTAGCTGAAACATCACAAAATGAAACTACCTATAAAGGTTTTATTTTAGAAATCGAAACTAGACCGTTTACAGACAGAGTAGATCAATCAAGGGCAGTTGGAAAAAACAAATCAGGAATTGTATTAATTGCTACAGATTACTCATTTGCATCTGACCCTCAAGTGCTTATAACAGAACTTAAATTTATTATTGATAGAGACGATTTAAAAGCTTACTAAAACAATATTTATAACCATGAAATTAAACGAGTTAAGAAAAGTAATTAGAGAAGAAGTGAAAGCTGCTATTCAAGAGGAATTAAAAGATATTCTTCTTGAGGCTGTAAGGTCACCAAAAGCTGCTATTACTGAGAATGTAGTAGCACCTTCTAAACCACAAGTTGATCCGTCTGCTCAACAGGCAGCTCGTCAATCAATTATGCAAAGTATGATGAATGCTGGGGGTAACCCAACGTTCACATCCAAAGATGTAAACACATTTAACCCACAAGGTGCTATGCCTGGTGGTGATCTACCTGCAGGTAATGTTGGTTTAGATCAAATTATGAGTTTAATGAATAGCAAATAATGGCATATAACGCAAGAAAAATAGCACCAACAGATTTTAAACCTGGAACTGGGGTAGGAGTATCTATCCCATTTTCGGCCCCTGGTTGTTTTTCTTCAACATATACCAATAAGGATGCTACTAAAGCAAACCTTATAAACTATTTTCTAACTGAACCAGGTTCTAGATGTGGTAATCCTGAATTTGGCGGGGGCTTAGGTGGATTTATTTTTGAACAAATTATAGATAATAATCTAGATTTTTTAAAAGAAGATGTTTCATCTAAACTTAATTTACAATTCCCCCAAATTGAAATTGTTCGTTTAGATGTTACAGCACAAGAAGATAGAAATCAAATTAATGTAGTTTTAGATTATAGGATTTCTCAAACTAACGATACAGATACACTTGAAATAACCTTATCATAATGGCTAAAGTAAGAGACATAAAATACCTAAATAGGGATTTCAATAGTTTTAGAAACGCTTTAATTAACTATTCTAAAACTTACTTCCCTACTACGTATACAGATTTTAGTGAAGCTTCACCAGGTATGATGTTCATGGAAATGGCTTCTTACGTAGGTGATGTTTTATCATTCTATCAGGATAATCAAATCCAAGAAACATTTACTCAATATGCTAATCAAACAAATAATTTATTTGATTTAGCTTATATGTTTGGATACAAACCTAAAGTAACAGGTGTTGCTGAAACAACAATTGATTTTTATCAAAGAGTACCATCAGTAGGAGCAGCAAAAACTCCTGACTTTAATTACGCTTTAGTAATTGGGGAAAATGCTCAAATTAAATCAAATATTTCAAATGTTAATTTTTTAACTGAGGATTTAATTGATTTTACAGTATCTTCATCATTTGATCCTACTGAAATTACAGTTTATGCTGTAGATGGGAATAATAATCCAACTGAATACCTTTTAAAGAAAAGTAGGAAGGCAATATCTGCTACAATTAATACTACTACTTTAGATTTTACTTCTCCTGAAGAATTCTCAACTAGAACAATCTCAGCGGATAATTTAATTGGTATTTTAGATGTTGTAGATTCGGATGGGAATGTATATTATGAAGTAGATTATTTAGGTCAAGAATTAGTATTTGATTCTATTAAAAATACTAACCCAAACGATCCTAATAATTATACAGACGAAGGAACTGTCCCTTACTTATTACAAACAAAACAAGCCCAAAGAAGATTTGCAACTCGTTTTTTAGATGCATCTACTCTTCAGTTACAATTTGGTGCTGGTAAGAGTAATGATACTACAGAAGAAGTAATCCCTAACAGTGATAATGTAGGTTTAGGTTTAACATTTGAAAAAGATAAACTAACTACTGCTTACTCACCATTAAACTTTGTTTTCAGCAACACTTATGGTATTGCTCCTTCCAACACAACTTTAACAGTTAGATATTTAACTGGAGGAGGCACCTCAGCAAATGTTCCTGCTAATTCTTTAACAACGTTAACTAATACTAATATTATAAAATTTGCTAATTATTCAGCAACAGATACAATTAATAATGATTACCAAACATATTTCAATTCATTTACAGTAGCAAACCCAAATGCCGCCTCCGGTGGTGGTGATGGCGATTCAACAGAAGAACTAAGACAAAATATTATCTCTAGCTATGGTACTCAGATGAGAAATGTTACACTAGATGATTATTTAGTACGTACTTTATCTATGCCTTCTGAATATGGAAAAGTAGCTAAAGCCTATATTGAAAATTCTAAGGTATCTACTGAAAATAATAGTGTATTAGATTTGTATGTTTTAGGATTTGACTTAAATAAAAAATTAGTAGCACCTACAGATGCTTTAAAGAAAAATATTAGAACTTATCTTTCACAATATAAGATGATAGGTGATTCTATTAGAATTAAAGAAGCATTCCCTATCAACATTGGTATTGATTTTGAAATTATAGCATTACCAAACTTTAATAGTAATGAAGTATTAAGAAATTGTATTATTACTTTACAAAATTATTTTAATATTGACGAATGGCAAGTAAATGAACCTATCATTCTAAGAGATGTTTATGCTCAATTAGATAATGTTCAAGGTGTTCAAACTGTCAAAAATATAGAATTTACAAATAAGACTGGTGGTTCGTATTCAAACTACAAGTATGATGTAAAAGGCGCAATGGTTAATAATGTAATTTATCCTTCAATTGATCCTATGGTATTTGAAGTAAAATACCCAAATAGTGATATTACTGGTAAAGTAGTAAACTTATAATATTATGGCAGTATATAAACTTTTTCCTGAAAAAGATAATACTTTGTATTCTATGTATCCTACAATGAATACTGGTATTGATCCTATAAATCAAGTATCAAATTTAAATTTTGCTATCGGGAGTTCTCCTTCAATAGCTAGAACTTTACTTCAATTTAATACTGAAGAAATTATTACTACCCTTAATGATATAGTTTTAAATAATAATTTTGATGTATACTTAAAATCTTACATAGCTACAGCTCAAGGAATTAATGAAGATGCATTAATTGAAATCTTCCCAATTTCAGAATCATGGAATAATGGGACTGGTACTTATTTAGATCAACCTATTACTACTGATGGTTCTTCATGGGATAGTCCACTTTTAGGGGGTGGAACTAATTGGGATGTCGGTGATACTATTTTAACAACTAGTTCGTATAATCCTACATATGCCCCTCAAGGGGGAGGTAATTGGTATATTTCTTCATCAAACGCATCTTCATTACCTCAAATAAAATATCCTTATACTCAATCCTTTAGTATGAGATCTAGTAAAGATCTTTCTATTAAAGTTACAGAAACTATTCATGATTGGTATAGTGGTTCTGTTGCTAATAGTGGATTTATTTTAAAATGGGAAGATACTATTGAATTTAACCCTAATAAACAAATACAACCAGTTTTACAATATTATAGTATAGATACAAACACAATATATCCCCCTGAATTAGAATTTAGATGGGATGATTATATTTATAATACTTCTTCAACCATTAATTCTTTATCAGGATCTAATCTTTACATTAATTTAAATGAAAATCCAGGAGAATTCTTTACAGATAGTATTAATAGGTTTAGATTAAATGTTAGAGAAGAATACCCCAAGCGTGTTTTCCAAACATCCTCTATTTATACTACTCAACATTATTTGCCTACTTCATCTTACTATGCTATTAAAGATTTAGATACAAATGAGTTTGTAGTAGATTTTGATACAACTTACACTAAAATTAGTGCTGATGAATCATCAAACTATTTTGACATTTACATGAGTGGTTTAGAACCTCAGAGATATTATAAAATACTAATTAAAGTAAATAATGGTTCTAGTACTCAAGTATATGATAATAACTATTACTTTAAAGTAATTAATGGGTAATGAAACAAAAAATTAACCTAAATAAACAAGTATTCAGTAAATCTCAATACCCTAGGGTAGTTAATACTGAATTTACACAACTTGTTCCTACTCCTACAGGATCTGTAGCAACAGAGCAGGTTACGGTTGATGAATTTTTTATTCTTTATAATGAATTATTCTTTGATATCCCTAAAACTGGGAATAATTCGCATGAAACTTTAATTACAACTAGTACAGATTATATTGGATTTTCTCCTGTAAATGAAGAAATAGAAGCCCTTCAACAAGAAATTACCAATTTAAGATTAGAATTAATTCAAGCAAGACAAGATCTTGCTAACCAAATAGAACAAAATACTAATGGCTAATTCAACAGTATTATCTATAGATCCAAACTTTCTTTTATTAGATACTTACAGTGTATCTGATGAAAATCTTATTGCTAATCAAGAGGTAACTTCAACTTTTAACCCTAAAACAGATTATATTGAATATTATATCTATGGGTTAAATAACTCATTATTATACCCTTCTTTAGAAGATGGTACTATCCCTTATTCATTATATTCTATTTTAGATAATGATGTTTATATTGACCCTTCTGCAGATCTTAAAACATTTGGTTTTGATCAAGGGGGTTATAATGTTTTATATAACTTCTATTCAAATAGACTATCTTCATCCTTCTCCTCTCAGTATTTTATCTCCGAAATCTCTTCAGATAGAACTGAGATTAGATTAGATTCAAACGAGATTGAAGATGCTGATATTGTTTCTTCTGTAAATGCCTTTATAGCCGAAAGACAAGCAGACGAATACTTCCCAGATTTTTTATTAAATTTTGGTTCTAATAAAACTGTAATCGCTAATAATATTTTATTAGATGATAATACAGTTTTAATTAAATTATATGAACCTCTACCACCTCAATTTAATATTAAATCTACATTATGGGTAGTAGAAGAAGTTTCTGAGTCTACAGCTTATAATGTTACATTTGAAGAAGAAATTTTAGAAGAAGAAGATACTTCGATTCAATTAAAAGGCCCTAATTTAAACCTACCAATCAAGGATGAAGTTAATAATAGTATTGAAGCTGTTTCTTTAAATAACTTAGATTCTTCACCCCTAACTAGTTCTTATCAACAACTTCAAAGTTTATTTAATGAAGAAGGTATTCAAATTAATGTAGATTATACTAAGTATTCTAATTTTATTAATTTTTCTTCTGTAAAATCACGAATAGAAAATTTTGAATACAAACTTCAATTAATTGAATCATACCAGGAATCAGCAATTTCAGGCTCAAATGTTTCTGGAACTACTGCCGTATCGGGTTCTAAAGTTTATTATGAAAATTTAATAAATGATACTATTAAAAATTTTGATGGTTACGAATATTTCTTATATTTTACAAGCGGTTCAAAATCTTGGCCTAAATCAAATACTGAACCCCCATTCCAAAATTTAGCTACTACAGATGCTAATGCTATTAGTTGGTATAATGAACAAATAACATCAGCTTCATTATATGATGAACTAAACCAAGATAATTTATTTTACGATATTCCAGAGTATCTAAGAAATGATCCTCAAAACCAACAATACATAGATTTTGTAGAAATGATTGGCCAGCATTTTGATAATATTTGGATTTATCTAAAAGATATTTCTAATAAGTATAATGCTGATAATAGAATAGATGCTGGTGTTTCTAAAGATTTAGTAGCTCAAACACTAAGAGATTTTAGTTTAAAAATTTATCAAAACAACTTCTCTTCAAATGATATTTATTCTTCATTCTTAGGATTAACTCCTTCTGGAAGTTTATTCCCATTCCCTAATATAACAGGCAGTTTACCTACCCCTGAAGGGTTTGAATATGTTAATACATTTATTTCTTCCTCGGACGACGCGATTCCGCTGGACGATATTAACAAGCGTATATATAAACGTTTATACCATAATTTACCGTATTTATTTAAATCTAAAGGTACTATAACAGGTATTAAAACATTACTTAATATCTATGGCATTCCTGATACTATTTTACGTATTAGTGAATTTGGGGGTAAAGATAAAGTTAATACTAATGATTACGATTATTGGTATAACAAATTTAATTATGCCTTTGAAACTAAAGGTGAAGGGTACATTAGTTCAAGTTGGAATTCTTCAACAGAATTTGGAAGTGTATACCCATCTACTTTAGAATTTAGATTTAAAACTCATGGTATTCCAACTGAAGCTATTGATTATAAACAAGTACTTTGGACCCTAGATCCTAGTCAATCTATAGATGGTTTCTATGGTAATCCTGAATATAGTAGTAGTTTTTATGGTAGTGGTAGTTTTATTACAGGTAGTACACCTGCTATTACTATTAGATATGAAGGTACAGGAAATGCTTCTGGAAGTTTTGATGGCTCTATCCCTGACCCTTATAATGAATATGCCTATGTAGATTTCTACCCAGATATTTCTAGACCTACAATTACAGCTAGTGTATATGTTCCTACATTTGATGCTGGATGGTGGAGTCTAATGGTTACTCGTAGTATATCAGGTAGCGATGAAAATTATACTTTATATGTTAAAAATAGTATATATAATGGGGATACGGGAACTGAATTAGGTTTCCAAGAATCATCTTCAGTCTCTATTACAGCTAGTAATTGGGAAATGGATGTGAAATCTTACTTTGGTAATAAAAATATTATATTAGATATTGCAGGAGAAGATTACTATAAATTCTCAGGTTCTTACCAAGAGATAAGATATTATAAAACTCAACTTAGTGAAAGTGTATTCAATGATTACGTAATGAATCCTCTTTCTATAGAATCTAATAAAACCCCTAGTGGCTCTTTAGATACTTCTCCTGATACTTTAATATTTAGAGCTTCATTAGGTTCTGAATTAGATACAGGATCAATATCAATACATCCTAAAGTAACAGGTTCGTGGGTTGTATCATCCTCTTTTTCTACAGGGAATGATTTTTATATTACCCCAAATTCCGGTTCTTTTGTAGTTAATAGAGAATATTATTTCTTTGACCAACCCGCAGTAGGTATAAAAAATAGAATTAACGATAAAATCAGACCTACAAATCTAGATTTACCAAATTATTCTTTTACTAAAGGTGCTATTATCCCTAATGCTAATACCTTATCAAATCAGATAAGTATTCAACAAGATAAAGTTAAAGATGATATCTATACTAATAATATTAATTTATTAGAAGTAACATTTTCACCCCAAAATGAACTAAATGATGATATTATATCACAATTAGGACACTTTAATATTGGTGATTTAATAGGTGATCCTAGGGATAAATCTACTTCATTACAATCTTATCCTGAACTAGATAAATTAAGACAAGACTATTTTTTAAAATATGTTCATGAAAACTATGACTTTAATGATTATGTAAGGTTAATTAAATTCTTTGACAATTCATTATTTAAAATGATTAAAGATTTTATACCTGCAAGAACATCATTAGCTTCTGGTATTACTATTAAACCACATATTTTAGAAAGACAAAAATATCCGGAACCTCAAGCTTCTTGGGAAGATCAACAATATACAGGTTCAATAAAATCATTTGCTAGGGATTATGAGACTGGTTCTTTACAGGTAACTAGTGGTAGTAATGGTGGTTCATTTGAAAACTTTAACCATTTATCTAATTTTACTCAAAGCTATAATGGTACTAATTCAACCCCTCTAGGTTTAGTTCCATTTACCCAATCAGGAGCACCTGAATTTATTAATGGTGAATTTAGTGGTTCTACTTTATTAGTAGAAGATGGAGAATTAAATCAATCTAACCCATTAAAGGGTGAAAATCTTACAAAAATTGTATATGATGTAGTAAGTAAAGAAACATTAATTATCCCTGGATATGACTTTACTAACCCACCATCAGGAGATTTAAATTGGGATTATTCTATAGATCGTGGTAATTTATTTTGTAATAGAATTTATATTAATACTAGGGATAAAAATAATTTAGATATTACTGAAGCCCTTACAAATCTTCAAGTAGGTAATACTGTAGAATTTAGAGGTAGGATAACTGTAGATGGATTACCCCCACAATCTTATAATAGAGATATTAAAGGAATTGTTAGTTCTGTAGCTAAAATCCACCCTGAGGTTTATAGTATTAGTTTTTCTCCTGAGGTTAACTTAGCTATCCCTTCTGGAACAACAACATCTAATACTTTATCTAATAGAGATATAATTATATCACCACTTACATTAACTCCCAACATTACTTATTCAGACTATAATGCTATTATAGGTAATGCTACAGATATTAGAGAAGGTACTTTATATCAAGATATAGATTACTCGTCTAACACAGTAACCCCAGTAAACTTCCAGGCTATCCTTTCAGGGAGTGCTACTAAAGCTACTGTTCCGGATTCAAATTATTCTACAAAACGCATTACTATTCCAAGATATGATGGTAGTAGAAGTGAAACTGCTTTAGATACTAGTTTTAATTCCCCAACTATTAGAGGTGGTTTAGGTACTTTACCAAACGTAGAGCAAGATAGAGCCTATTTTGCATATTTTAATTACATAAAAGGAACTTCTCCAGAATGGGGTAATGATATAAAAGATAGAACAAGTTTAAGTATTAGATATTTTATTGATGAAAATGGAAATGTAATAGAACCTACAAATGATAGTAATAATGTTAATTTAGGAATTTGTAGACAAACTTTTACAGAAAATGAAAGTGGTGTATTCTCTTTTGATGACCAAACTGGGGCTTCTTTAAATTCACAAAATATCCAAGGTGAACAAATTATATTTAAAAGTGGGAAAAGGATAGTTCCTATCATATATTCACAAACCTCAAGTGTTAGTGAAGAATTTCCTGAAGGTGGTGCTACAAGTTCCCTTCAATTTATAGTGGGTAATTCTGATACACTAGCTTCTGTTCCTACCATAGGTTCGTATGAATTAATTTCATCAATGCCTGAAACAACAATTTCAACTCTAGGAAATCTAGAATATCCAGATATATCTAAACAAGATGATGATGTAAACTTCCCATCTTTATTTGATACTATAACATTTGATGATATTAATGGGTATAGTCCTGGTGAATTAGGGGTAGAAATTACATTTGGAGCCCAAATTACTTTAAAACCCAGTACTTTTATAAAAAGATTAGGAGTTTTCCAATGGCATAAAAATGGTAATCCTGTTGGGGATTTATTATTTTTAGATGTTGGTCCTTTAGGGAATTATTTAAGAGATGATTTTTTATTTTATACAGATGATAATGTCCAATCTGGAGATTATTTTGAATTAAAATTAGTTGCAAAAGGTAATAATGATGTTATACTTCAAGGAGGTGGGTATAATACTATTAAAATTTCCCAAAATATTGCTCCTTCTAGTGGTGTAGTTACTCGTTTCTTTGGAAAAGCACAACCAGCAGGTACTCTTACTAACAGAATATTCCTTAGAAGCAAAGATGAATCTCCAGCCCTCCCGGCAGGACAATCAGGTTTAAATGATATCTATACAGCTAAACAAGTAGATATTTCAGGTAGTGGTTTCACCCCAATTGAAAATCAATTTACAATCCAACCTGGGGATGAAATTAGATTTAAAGGTACAGAAGCTTACACCTATAAAATTATAGAGGTAGCCCCTAATGCTAATAATAATAATAAGATAGGAATGACTTTAGACAGAAATTTACCTATAGATTGGGTAAATAGTGATTTAGATCATTTTGTTTTAAGAAGATATGTAGATTCACCTAGTTCTATTATTATAGAATCTAATAAACCTCTTGAAGATACCTCACCAGGTTTCCTTATGCCATTATATGCTACTAAAGGAATTGAAGGTAATTTTGATACAATTATACAAAAACTAAAAACAGATCAATTAATATAAAATTGAATTTGGAATAAAAATAAAATCTTTATATATTTATAAATTGACGAATAAACTATAAAACAATGGGATATTTAAATAATTCGGTAGTAACAGTAGATGCTATCTTAACTAAAAAAGGTAGAGAGCTTTTAGCAAAGGGTGATGGTTCCTTTTCTATTACACAATTTGCATTAGCAGATGATGAAATTGATTATACACTATATAACCCTGAACACCCTTCAGGCTCAGCTTACTATGGTGAGGCGTTAGAAAACATGCCACTTTTAGAGGCATTTCCTAATGAAACACAAATTATGAAGTATAAACTTGTTACTTTACCTAGAGGTACTTCTAAAATGCCTGTACTAGATTTAGGATATGGTTCAATTACTTTAAAACAAGGTGCTTCATTATCTATAACACCTCAAACCTTAAATTATTTAGGTGGTAACCAAACATTTGAAACCTCAGGTTACACAGCTATCATTTCAGATGTTCGTTTATTTAATACATTCAATGGTGTTGGTGTTAATACTGAAGAGGCAGCAACTGCTAATTCAACAACTACAATTGGTACTAATGTATCTAAAACAGTTGTAGGTACTACTATTAATCTAACGGCTACTACTGTTAACACGTTGTTTGGGGTTAATGCTCAATTACAAGCTACATTAACTGTAATTGGTAGAGATAGTGGTGCCCGTCTAACAATCCCAGTAACCGTTACTAAAGTACAATAATTATGTCATTTAAAAGATTAGACCCTCAAGATTTTATAATCTCAGCTGATAGTATTACTAGTACTTTATGGAGTGGTGATACACCAACATTAACAACTTTTGTTACTTCTTCAACCCAAGAACAACAATCCTCAGGTGATTACTACCTCTCAATATTTCAAACATCTTCAACCGATAGCACATCTGCAGTCCAATTTGATATTGCATATGGTAATAAGCAAGGTAGCGGTTCTATTGCCTACAACTCAGGAATTGAAGGAAAATCTCCTACTTCTACGATTTATGGTCAATACAGAACTATGGTGTTAGGGGATGAAAATACTGATTTTACTTTTGGTGATTATACTTCAACTGAATTTATAGCTTTACCTATTGAAAGAGCAAGATATAAAGAAGGATTATTCCCTGGATCTTTAAATTTATCACTAAAAAATGGTTCAGATGAAATCCATATTACAGATAATTCAAAAGATGTATCTTCTATTACATTTGTAGATGCAGGAAGAAAATTTGAATTAGTTTCAGGCTCAAATGGTGCAGCTTATTCAGGAACTGGTTATACCCCAGGTTCTGGTTCTTACGGTTGGATGTTACCTGATATTGGAATTTTACTTTTAAATTCTAAAGCTTTAGAAGGTAGTGTAGCTGATGGTGGTATTGGTATGGCTATTACTCGTACTAATACTACTAATGGTGGAACTAATGCTGAAACTTTTAGAATGATTTCTTCTTCAGCTAATTTCCAATTAAATTCACAAGAAACTATTACCTCAGATTTTGTTTTTGTAAGAGCAAGAAATGCTGAATTTAACTATTCAGAAAATCCATCTTACATCTCAGGATCAACAGGTGAAGTAATTTATGATGAGTTTATCAACTCACCACAAACATACATTACAACAGTAGGTATGTACAATGATAATAATGACCTATTAGCTGTAGCTAAATTATCAAAACCATTGCTTAAAGATTTCACAAAAGAAACTCTAGTTAGAGTAAAATTAGACTTCTAATGAATGAGTGCTTACAAACAATTATTAGCATCTGATATAATAGTTTCCCCTTTAGAGGTAAACAAAGGATTTAAGTTTACCTTAACTCAGGGGGGAGCTTATTACGGTACTGCTATCTATGGTAATGACATTTATGGGGGTAATGGTATATGGGTAGAAAATATAGAAAGATTTAAAGGAGTAAAAGGTAATTTTCTAACTAATAAATCTACTACAGGTAGGTTTGATAGTGAATACCAAGTATTAATGTATGATTCTATTAAAGAATTATACTACAGCAATTATTTATCTTCTTCTCTACATTCCCAAGCTAATACAGCTTCTTTAATTCCGGGTTCGGATGAATCTGGAGATAGATTAGTAGGAGACGTTTATACCCCTAATTACTATAATTACGAAGCAACTGATTTGACTATTCCTAGATTTATTCCTACAGCAAGTGGGGATATTATAGGTATAATCTCTATCCCTTCAAAGCTATATGGAGATAAACTCCTCCCAGGTTCTATCCGAATTACATCTGGTGGGTTTACCTTATTAGATGATGGGGAGGGTACATTATATACCGATGAAAGGTTTCCTGGGTTTAATTATGGAAATGTAATCTATGAACATGGTATAATCATTTTAACTAATTCAGGCTCTTATTGTAATGGAGATGGTTCTGGTCCTACATTACTTGAAGGGTATGGATTTGAAATTTATGGGCAAACGGGCTCATTATATGGTGGAGATGCCACCCCAGGTATTACTATACCCTCAATTACTTCATTTCTTGAGCAAGATATTACTTTAGAATTTTCATCTTCATTTGAGATAATTGAAACTCAATATAAATGTACTCTTCGAGAAAATGAATTTAATTTCTCTTTAAACCCATCTTTAATCTCAGGAAGTAAAGGAGATGTTTATAGTTTTACTACCAGTTCTTATTTTAGCCCTTACGTAACTACTGTAGGGTTATATAATGATGATCAAGAATTATTAGCAATAGGAAAATTATCTCAACCACTCCCAACATCAAGAACAACAGATACTAACATATTTATCAATATAGATAGATAATACTATGGCTAAAGAACTTCAACAAATATTCACTCCTAGTGATAAAGTAGAACAAACCTTTATTATCAATGCTTGGCATGTTTCCCAATCAGTGGATGCATTTACAGGTATTGATGATTATGATATTACTATTAGTGGTAGTTTAACTGTAACCGGTGCTCTATCAACTAATGATGATGTATTTTTTAGTGGACTTAATAGCTTACCCCAAGATGATGTAGTAGTTATTAACACCTCAGATGGTCAATTATTTTATACATCATCGGGTGCTTTTAAAGATTATATTTATTCTGCATCTTTTAATAGTTCATCAGCTATCCTTAATTTCTTCGGTTCAGGAAGTGCTTTTAATGGAAGTGTGGATTTGAGTTATTTAAGTGATTCAGTAGATTATGTCTATTCTGCTTCTTTTGATAGCTCATCGGGTCAACTTGATTTCTATGGTTCAGGAAGTGGTTTTACAGGAACTGTAGATTTAAGTTCTTTAACAGGGTCTGTAGATTATGTTTATTCTGCTTCTTTTGATAGCTCATCGGGTCAACTTGATTTCTATGGTTCAGGAAGTGGTTTTACAGGAACTGTAGATTTAAGTTCTTTAAGTGGTTCAACAGATTATATTTCAAATGTAACATATACTAATAGTACAAGTGAATTATCATTTACAGGTATTGGTAATGCTTTCGATGGTACAATTTCTTTATCTAACTTAGATGACAATGGTGGAGGCTTTACCCTAAACTATTCAGGATCTGTTATACTAAATGAAGATTGGAGTAGTTTAGGCTTTCCTCAAAAAGTAATTTCTACCGATGCAACCCATATTACAGCCTCAGGATACAACGAATGGCATTTTTCAGACATTGGAAAAAGCTTATTCAATGGGCCTGGAAACCAACAACAATACGATGATAATGGTATTATAGGAGATGGAGACACATTATTTACCCGCATTACAGGCTCAGT